ATGAATTATAAGGAATATTTTAAACAAAAATTGTTAGAACAAATGGGATATGTAAATCCAAATAAACCTAATACTACACCAAATAACTCCCCATCAATAAATAAACCAATACCAAAAATAGTAAAACCACAATCACCTGGAGAAATATTATCAGGAACTTATACAGGTGCTTCTGGAATACATCCTAAAAGTCCTCTCGGTAAGGAAATTCTATCTGGAAAACCGCTAGGTGCTCCAAGAAGAAGACCTTAACATAATCTATGCTATCATTCAAATATTTTTTAATTGAACAATCATCAAGATTAATTCCAAGAGGAAAATTTTGGTTTAAAAGTGGTGGTGGGTTTGTTTCATTAAATGATGGAATTCATCATGTCAAAGCAGTTGTGGATGAGCCTCATAAATTTGATATGACTATTCAAGATATTCATGATATGAAGCCAATAAAAAGTATTAAAGAAATAAGTAGTGGTTATTCATGGGACGATAATATTATTACTGGTATGAATAAAAAAGGGCATTTTAGAGGTTTGTATTCACATAAACCAGCACATACCTCAAATGGCGAATTATATCCAACAGAACACAAATTCGAATTAGAGGACGATAGATCATGGAAACAAAATTATTCACACAAAGATCTATCAGAATTTCATGATCATATGAATCATCTTTTAAAGATAGTTCCAAATTCTGATAATTTTTCACTAGAACTTAGTTTTATTAAAAATTTTAATCCAGAATATATAGAAAAATTAAAAAATAAACACAAAGTACAGATCACCGCATCTGGTTTACTATTTCCAAATAGAAATTCTTTAAGTTCATATTTAAATGATAGAATGGCAAAATCAGTAAGACATTCAAATATTGATAATAAAGATGTATCATCTACTGATGTAAGAGCAGCACTGGGTAAAAACAAACCAGATAATTTAACAACCGCTGAATGGAATTTTTTCAGAACTATTGGTGATTCATATATTTCAAATAATGTAAATAAAACAATTTTAGAAATAATAAATCCAATAGGCTCAAATAGGCCAGTAAATGATCCTAAGAAGCCTAAACCAAAAATACCACCAGTAACAGCAACATCTAGAGAAGAGCCTATAGACAGATTTACTCCAGGTCAAACACCACAGCGAGATGGAACCTATAAAAAACCAAAGAAACCTTAAAAATATCCAAATCTTAGGGGCTTTGGTGCTTTATTTAAAGGCATATTGGCATCCTTTGGAGTTCTATCGGCTTTCTTACGATTGCATCTCAAACAACTTGTCACCACATTTTGCCATTCATGCTTTCCACCTTTACATCTAGGAATGACATGATCAACTGTGGCTTCTGTATATTCTAATTTACATGAACAATATTGACAAATATAATTATCTCTTTTAAAAATATTTTTACGAGAAGGACTCATTTCCCTAAAAGGAATATAAACATATTTTTTTAGAGCCAAATGAAGTGGTAATTTAAATATTCCATTTCCAGTTTTAATTTCAATAAATTCTTCATCTGTACATGGAGCAACTTTATCATTTATTAGTAAAATTACAGCATGTTTCCAATCGATCTCAATTATCTTTTGATAAGACATATTATAAAGACTTACTGTACTCATAAAAATATTTATCCTTATACCAGACAAAGTAATTATAATTATTAAAAAAATGTTGTCAAGTACAAAAATATAAATATTTTTATGAAAAAATTTAAAACTCTCATGGAAGAAATATTTAAAAGGGGTGGACGAGAGATTGAATATGTCGGTTCCGAAAAACGAGATTCAGATAGATTGGTTAAATCTGGTATTCGTTTATCTAAACGACGTAAAAATATTTCATCTTTTAACGTAAAGCGTATTCGAAGATTAGCAAAGAGAGGGCAATCTAGACATGGTATTAAGAAGAAACGCTAGTAGAACAATTCTCATAGAAGAATTATCAAAGGGAATTTGTAAAGTATTTTTTCGTAAGGTTACAAATGGTAGATTTAGAAGTATCATAGGGACTTTAAAACCAAGTCTTATTCCTGGAAAATATCAAAATACAATTATGGAAATAAACAAGGCTCAGGATGATCCAAATCTTTTGCCATTTTTTGATATTAAAGAAAGAAAATGGAAAAGTTTTTATATTAATAATATATTAAGTTTTCATACAGAAGAAGAAATTCGTAGAAAATAGTTAGGTTATCGCTACATTTATTCCCACTGAAGTTCCATCTGTTAATACATTTGTTATAGGAACTCTTAAAGATTTTATATTTAAAGTATAGGAAACACTAGAAATAGGATCAATTGCCGTAATGGTGATTGTATCTGTATTATTAAATTGTTCACTTAAAATAATATTTTGACTTACTCTACTTGAAACTGTAAATGTATTAATAAGTCTACCATTTCTATAAAACTCTAAAGTATGTGTTGCTGAAAAAGTACCATTAGATGTTGTAAATGCTATTGGAACTGAAGTATTAATACCTTCGATATTAAATGAAACTGATGCTGTATTAATACCACTTATATTACCACTGATATATGTGTCAGGTATATTATCGATGGAAGTAAAAATATTTCTACTACCATTTATAGATGGGTTTATATATTTTCTTGAATTTCGCATTAGTATGCAATAAATCCTAATGTTATACCAACTACTGATGATCCTGATGTTTTAAAGACTACATCATTAAGATTATTAACAGGTAAAAACATTTCAGAATTTATAGCCAAAAGAAAACCATGAGCAGTTGCACCTGTTCCTGGGTAAGTACCAGCAGTCAGACCCTCAATACTTATTACAGCATTGCTAACTGTTCCAATATTTCTTATAAGAACACCTTCAGATAATACTGTAGATGATGGTTTAGTAAATGTTCCACCTTGAAGATATATCCAAGATGTAGCTGTATTTGCTACGTATCCTGTTGTGGTTTGTATGAGTTTTGGATCGTAAACTTTGATGCTTCGAATGTCTGTATTATTAAGTTTAAATGACATATTATTTTCCTATATTATTTATATACTTGACAATTTGAATATTTATGTTAAAATAAAGTCAAGGAGTAATTATGCCAAACACTACAAATCGTGAAGTAAAAATTAAACATCGTAAACGAAAAATTCGTATTCGTAAAAAGAGCCAAGAATCTATTGCATTAAATGCCAATAAAAAGACACTAGAAAAACTTCACAAGCAAGGTCGATTGCCTAAAATCGCAATGGGAAGGCTCTAAGCCTTCTTTTTTTATAAATATTTTTATGAAAAACTTCAAAGATTACATAACTGAAAAAATGAGAAAAGATCCTAGAGAAGAAGAAGCTCGTCTTTTGGCAAGAAAAGAACGAGTAAGATCTGAAATACCTTCAATTACAAAAGATGAAACAAAATTAATGTATTCTACAGATCCGTCTATTGCTAAATCAAAAGAAGCGATAGAGGCAAGTGGAAAATTAATGAAGCAAGCAATGAAAACCGCACAATTTAGTAGAGTTGATGCTGCTTTACAGGGTGTTGAGGATGTAGTAACTGGAGCAACTGGAAAACAGAAATCGGCCTTGGCTAGAGATTTTGGTGGTGAGGGTCAAATAAATGCATATAAGACTGCCGTTAGCAGATATAAAAAATGAAATCTTTCAAAACATTACTTGAAACTATTGTTAAACGAGATAATAAATTTATTGTTATGAATAAAGATAAAACCAAAACGCTTGGTACTCATACTACATTGAAAAAAGCAAAAAAACAATTAGCGGCTATTGAGATTAGCAAGCACTCTTGATACAATGTGAGCATGAATATTTTTGTCGTTGATGAATGTCCAATTATTTCGGCACAACAACTTTGCGATAAGCACGTAGTCAAGATGATTGTAGAAGGTTGTCAAATGCTTTCTACGATTCATCGTATGAGTGCAAGTCATATTGTCTATGCTCCTGTTGAGCTATACAAGGAATCATTTCGCAACCATCCTTGTACGATTTGGGCAAGGCAAACAACATCGAATTATATGTGGTTAGCAGATCATACGTTTGCCTTGTCATGTGAATATACACACAGATATGGTAAAATTCACAAGGCACACGATATGTCTCGTTGGTTTATTCAAAATATTCCTGGCCAAATTCCACATGGTAATCTAACTCCATTCGCACAGGCCATGCCAGATAAATACAAGTGTGAAGATGGTGTGACTGCATATCGAAATTATTATATTTACGAAAAGTCACGATTTGCCAAGTGGAAATTTACAGAACCACCTCAGTGGTATACAGAAGGTGTATTGAATGTGCAAATGCAAGTACTGTGAAAAAGAATTTACTCAGCGAAAGAAAAAAGGATGTGTTGTTTGTTCTTCTTGCGACACAACTAAACGCCGCTGGGAATCTCGTAAAGAATTACTTGAGATGATGGGTGGTAAGTGTACCAAGTGTGGATTTCAAGGAAATCCAGCCTCACTCCAGTTTCATCATATAGACCCAACACAAAAAAAATATTCTCTGTATTCTAAGAATCTTTTACGTGCGGATAGGTACGAAGAAGCAAAAAAATGTATTTTATTGTGTGCTAATTGTCATATCGAAGAACATACAAACAAAGAATTGCTAAAGAAGTTTGGTGTGATCTCTTGACAAACACAACTCATTGAGCTACAATGAGCACTCACAAGTAAAGCCCTTATAACTCAGTTGGTAGAGTAGCAGACTTTATAGGAGCACTGAAATAGGAATATTTCAGTGAATCCAGCCAAATTCGGTGAACGGTTTAAAATCCCAACGCCGAGCCAAGCCCTAACGGGAAGGTGTAGAGACTAGACGGTTGGCATCCAGAACGGATGAAGGCATAGTCCAGACCACAAACGAAAGGTGGCGAAAGCCATAGTGGTAAGTTAATCTGACAGTCGTAGGTTCGATCCCTACTGGGGGCATTTAATCGTTCGTCATCGTGATAGACTCGACACGATGATTAAAACTAGAGTCATTTAGGAGTTTAATTATGGCAAATGTTATTTCGAAGAAGCGTCGTGTTCTCAATTATCTCGCAGCTGGTCGTGGCATCACCGCAGCAGAAGCTCGTAGCCGTTTTGGTGTGAAGAATATTCGCGCTATGATGAGCGATATTCGTACTCTTGTTGAGCGTTATGGTAATTGGGAAGTAGAGACTGAAGAAACACGTAGTGGTGGTACTCGTTACTTCATGCGTAATACCAGTGGCAGTAGTCGTAAGTTTTCGTTTGACGAAACACCTTCTCGTCGCGCAACTTGCAGCTCTCGCTAAGATACTTTTTCGGAGGGAGGTGATTAACGTCACCTCTTTCTTTTATGATTCCTAATAATGAAATTCTTGAATTTGCTTTTCCTCTTTGCTTGGAAATTCCAAGACAAAAGAAACACATTTCATTAATTTTTAGTAAGAATCGTCTTGTTTCTGTTGGTGCTAATTATTTTAAGACGCATCCAAAAGCAAAAAAGTTGGGATATCTTTACAATGAGATGCATTCTGAATTAGATGCATATCGTAAGGTTCCCAAGTATATGAAGAATAAGAAGTTAACACTTATTAATGTTCGTATGAATGCTGATGGTGAACTTCGAATGTCTCGCCCGTGTGAAGTTTGTAGTGGTTGGTGTATTGAAATTTTTGATCGTATCTATTATACTGATAATGAAGGATTTAAGCGACTATGAGCCAGTATCGACTTCATATTGATATTCCAATGCCATTCACCGAAGAAGAGGCTATGAAGGCTTCTGAGTTGATTGTAGGGGTTATTAATAATGCAATTCTAATTGAACGTACTAATATCAGTGAGATTAATTATCGTCTTGGTCATGATGATGACCGCCAGAAGAGTAATTATTTTATGAAAAATGAAAATGGTCATGTGAATAATAAAAAGAGTAAGATTCACTTGACAAAGACAGAAAGTATGGTAGAATAATACAAACGCGCCGTGGGAGGTCTTGGTTATCTCAGTTCGACTTATAATCGAATAAGACTTGGTTCGAATCCAAGACGGCGTATTATGGCAAAACGTAAATGGGATTTAATTGACGAAGAAGCAGAGAGGCAAGGCTCTGCTTTTAAAATTCAACTTACACAAATTTCACGTATTGGTTGGGGTAAAAAAATTATTAAACAACGTAAAATAAAGAAAGATGCTGATAAGCGCATTGAATGTAAGCTTATAAAACAGCACTTTTCAAGATAAATATTTTTAGTATGACTATTGAAGATATTATTAAAAATTATAAAGTTATTGGTAGAAATAAAACTAAGACTGGTGAAGATCGATGTTTTTTTCTAAATGAAATAGACAATATTTTATATTGTTTTGGTCCATCTAACTATATTAGACAAGCATTTGATAAAAAAAATAAAGAAAAAATAGTAATTGTTGAATTTGAAAATGGTCCGTATTTAGAATTGGGTGATAATGTTTATTCAGATAAAGTGATCAGTAAATTTGAACTATTTACTGATCATGGAATTCCTATTGCAGCTTTACATTTATCAAATAAAGAAGAAAAGAAAAAGAAAAGAAAAAAGGGGAATACAGGAGTAGTATAATATTTTTTATTCTGGTTTATATTTCATCAAACAGATTACGCTACATGTGTAAAAGAGGACGAAATCTTAGGCCCGTCATAGAATTGAATAAAAAATATATATATTAGTAGGTTCAAATCCTACTATTCCCGTTATGAAATCTAAAAATAAATTATTTTATACAAAAATCGAAGTTGATGGTCGTTGTTTAGATCTTTTATTTACTGAAAAAGAAATTGCTAGAGCATCAAATAGAATGATTGATCCCGCAAATTCAGATTTCATACCTAGTACATTAAATACATGTTGGCCAATTGAGCAACCGCCAAAATGCTCTTTTTGGGAAAAAATTCTTGGCAATTGTTCGTGTAAGGATAAATCATGAGTGATAATATTACAATTTTGCGTCTAAATTCTGGTGAAGAAATTATTTGTTCCTATGACACAAAGGTAACAAATGATGATATTTTTTATGTCATTAAAAGTCCAGCGATTTTAATTCCTGGCCCAGAGGGTAAACTTATGTTTGCTCGTTGGTTGCCATATATGAAGCAAGATGAGGGAATTACTATTCCTAAGTCTGCTGTTGTGTTTGAAGGTGAGCCAATGGATGATCTCAAAGATCATTATGTTTCTGTTGTATTGAATAATCTTTTTATTCCACAAAAGAAAATTGCTGGACCTGGAGATCTCAAGTTAGCTCTTGACTAATTTAGTTAAGTAATAAACCATGATTAAATTATTAATGGCACTAAAATCATATGCTATTAAAATTTGATCATGGTTTATTATAATAACTTTTATATTTGTACTTATTTGGATATTTTAATAAATGTATTTAAGTTTTACATATTGACATATATTAAATTTTTGGTATAATGTGTGTATACTCATGTGCATTTTATGCGGGTGTATCGGCTCTGCCTTCTAAGCAGAAGTACCGTAACTGGATGATGTAGGTTCGATCCCTATCACCCGTGCTTTAAAGGAGATATTATGCGTAATTCAAGTATTGTTTTAAGTTTGATTGGTTTGAGTATTCTTGTATTTGGTTTGATTGCTTCATTTGTTGTTAAGAATCAACAGGTAGCTAGTGTTGCAGTTTTAACTAGTGTTGCAATTTTTGGTATTTCTGGTCTTTTGACATCTTTTGCATCACCATCACCAACAAAAATCCTACAGGATGAATATAATGATGAACAACAAATTTCATCAATTTGGCAACGAATTCATGATTTGAAGGATGAATGTAATAAGAGTAGTGATGAAAATTGTCGTTGGTATCAAAATGAACTAGATGCACTTTATACACGTTTAGAAGATCTTGAATCAAAACGTAAGTAATTATATACTTAATTAAACCCTCAGTTGATTAATCAACTGAGGGTTTTTTGTTTATTAATAAATAATTTTATGTATGAATTAACATTTAATTTCAACTTTACATTATTTGGCGGAAAACCAAAGAGAGATATTGAAAAAATACCTGAATGTAAAGTTTCATCATATGATGTTATAAATGATGAAGTAAATTTAAATGTGATATGTGATTCTTTAGATACTGTTGAAAAACTTAAACATTATTTTGCAATTCGATATGAAATATTTGCAAAAAAAGAAGTAAAAATTTAACGTCTTGATAATGACATGTTATTCAATAGTCTTACGGTATTATCAGCAATTACGGTAAGTTTTTCTACAGCCGTTTGTTGTCTTACTGAATTTGGTTGTGATGGGCAATATGAATTCAACACGAATGTTGACGTATCGCCATTAATTTTATCTGTTCTCAGATTACATTGTAATTCTGTTTGATTATCCAAACAAAAACTATTTACACCGTTTGCTATAGTACAATTTCCTAAAGCAATATTATCAAATAAATTTACATCAATATTATTTTTATTTTTTACATAAAGTGTAATATTTGTTAATGTGGTTGATAAATCTTGTTGAGTCAATTCACCATTTATTTCAATAATTTCTTTTCCCTCTTCATCAAGATAAAAATCGATTATTTCAAATTTTTTACTTGATAATGAAGTGGAAATATAATCACCAATATTTGCTCCAAGATATTTAAATGAATTTTTAGAATTTTGACCAAAAATATTTGTAATTTTTGTAACAAGCAAATCAGCCTGTGATGAATTTACAAGTAAAATAAAATTAGGTGTGTCAATAAAATAATTTTTATCATATCTTGAAACATTAGTTGTGTAATTATCAATATCAACAACATTTGCAAATAATATTCTATTTTTAAATTCACTTATTGTGTATGTTCCAGATAAATTTATCTTTCTATCTGTCAATTGTGTATTTAACCAATCAGCCTGATCTACAGTAAATGTAGTTCCAGATAAATTTAAAGAAAAAAATTCTTTTATATCATCATCAGATGTTGAATTTTTATAATCTGAAAAATCAACCATCACCTTTGTGTAATTATCATAAAATATAAAATTTGGTGATGCAACAATACCTCTTTTAAATGACGAAGTTTCTAATACTTTCTTTTCAAATTTTAAACCATAGAAAGCATCAGAACGAACAGCAACAAAATCTTTTGTTTGTCCCTGTGGTCTATTTTGCTTATTTAAACTAGATTTTGAAATCATTATGATGCAATGTAGTTAATTTTTTGTAGTGTTACATTTGCTAAAGCAAAAACTTTATTTAAATTATCAATTTCTAGGAATAATGATTCGCCTGGATCTAATGGGAATCCAGATGTTGAACTTGTTGCTAAACTTGAATTTCCTATGTAAATCGTAGATGTATTTGATAATGGTGCTTTGATATGCACTCCACTCTTCAATGGTGATGATGTGGTTACAATTACTGACGCTGTTGAAGATAGATCTTTAAAACCACTATAGAGTTTTGTTGGTTTTATTATTTCAGAAATTTTAGCAGATACTGTGCCTGCACTCAATTTATCATTTATTGTAGAAATAATTGCTGTATTGGTTTTTATAGATGCTAAATTAGATACAATTGGTTTTGAAGTAGATTCAAGAGAAGTTATAATATCAGTATCATCAATTACTACAGTACCAGTAACACCCACAGGAAGTGCAGTAGTAGCAGTAACATCGATAGCACCACTTCCAATAGTACCTTTTACAAGAATTGGACTATCTGATGTTACTCCGCTTCCAATAACTTTAAGTGGAAGACCATTACCGTTTGTAACACCAACCACTGGATTAATAGTCACAGTGGCACTAATTCCAGCTCCAACAACATTAACATTTAATGCATCACCAGAATACCCGAGGGTTGCTCCGTCGCTTGCGTAGAGCTTCGCCAAGACCTTTGAACCTGAATCTGATCCATAGACTCTGACGCTATCTGTAGCCGCTGCTAAACCAAATCCGCCACATATACCAACATAACCAGTGACTGTTACGCTATCTCTTGAACTTGATAAAGGTCTACCACCAGTAATACCAACAGCTACACCACCACTAAGACCTTGTATAGTAACTGTATTTCCGACATTGACAGTTCCGGTTATTCCGAGTAAAATACCGTTTGTAGTGCCCTGAATGTTACCAGTAACTGGAACGCTTTTATAACCGCTTATTGAACCACTTGGGCCACCTACAACAATGTATGTTCCTGCTCTATTCGAAACAGATACAGAACCAGTTATGGCTCCAAAAGTAACACCTAAAACATTTGATCCACCAGTAACTCCTAAAATACTTACTGGAAGTGGTGTTGATTCTGAGACTCTATATGCTTGAGATTCAGTACCCCATGCTAATTTTTGTATTGGAATATGTGCAAGTGAAAGACCAGTGCCACTTGTTCCGTAATCGGTTCCAAGTATCGCAGTGGCATCATATGTTGTAATAATAATGTTATTACTAGTGTCGGCTGTTGGCATATAAAACCCTTATAAAATATATATAAAGACTAAAATGATATTCGATATTACCAAAGAAGAGTTCTCTCGTAAAGTAGAAGATACAGTTAAAAAATATAAATATTCTTATATTGATGCAGTTATTCATAATCTTGAAATGGCATCAATTGATTCTTCAGTTGCACCTAAATTACTTACTAAACCATTAATTGAAAAAATTGAGAAAGAAGGTTTAGAAATTAATTTAATTAGAAAACCAAAAAATAGACTACCATTCTCTTGACATGGTATTTAAAACAAAGTACAATAAACAAGCAGGGAGTTCCTGCTAAATTAGACCGAAGGAGATCTTCGGGGAAAGTAGATTATATGAGCACATTTAAGGATTTTAAGAATAAGTCTAAGACAAGTATTAATGATTTGATTAAGAAGCTTGATGAAGGAAGCAAGAAGGATTATCGTGATGATCGTTTTTGGCGACCTGAACCAGATAAGATGGGTAATGGTTTTGCTGTAATTCGCTTCTTGCCAGTTGCAAATGGAACAGACGCACCATGGGTAAAGTTGTTCTCCCACGCATTTCAAGGTCCGGGTGGATGGTATATCGAAAATTCTCTTACAACAATGAATCAAAAGGATCCAGTAAGTGAATTGAATACACAACTTTGGAATACTGGTTCTGAAGAAGATAAAAATATTGCACGAAATCGTAAACGTAAGACCACATACATTTCAAATATTCTTGTCATTAAGGATGAAGCAAATCCTCAGAATGAAGGTAAAGTATTTCTTTTTAAGTATGGCACAAAAATCTTCGATAAGATTCAAGAAAAGATGAAGCCAGAATTTAAGGATGAAGAACCAATCAATCCATTTGATTTGTGGACTGGTTGTAACTTCAAGTTGAAGATGCGTAAGATTGGTGGCTATACAAATTACGATAAGTCAGAATTTGATTCATCCACTGCTCTTTTTAATGGCGATGACAATAAAATTGAAGGTGTTTGGAATCAACTTAATTCTCTTGAAGAATTTGTATCTCCAAGTAATTTTAAGTCATATGATGATCTTAAGAAGCGTCTTTATGATGTTCTAGGTGGAGATATTCGTGGAACTGCTGGTAATGAAAAGACAGCTGAAGATATTGATGAAACTGATTTTCAACAGAAGCCATCAAATCTAAAGCAAAAGCCAAAGGTAGAAGATTCTGCTGATGAAGAAATCGATGCCTTGAGTTATTTTGAGCAATTCAAGAACGCATAAAAAATATTCCATTATTATCCAACAGTCGTTCTCCATGAGGGGAGCGACTGTTTTTTTATAACTGAATTAATAAAAAGAGGTGATTCAACTTTTTCTTTTATTAAAAGATCTGGCTTAGATATTTCATTTGGAATATTATTTAAAATTTTATCTTTAGCTAGTGCTTTCGCATTATCATCCATTGGAATAGCCGAAGAAACACTATTTTCATTGGTAGAATTAGCTTCTAATTTTGCTGTTGTTTCTTGTTCTGGTTCTGAATCAGTTGGTGGTCTTTTTATTTTAAGATCTGATGACAGTTCAGTTTTCATTAAATTTTTTGAAAATGATGCTGATTGTTTTTTATTAAGAATCATTTCGCCAGCATGTATTTTACCTATAGATTCCATAGATACTGGACCATCAGTACCTTCTTGATAAGCAGGTAAAGCATAAAGTGTTTTATTTTTATCAATATTAATTGGATTTATAGAAGAAAAATTAAAAATATTACTTGTAAGATTATTTGATCTATTATAATTTAAAACTTTATTAGTAAATATATTTTTGGATATTTTTGATATTTTTTCTTTAACAATGGGTTTTTTAATTTTTGAAATATTAAATGGTGTTTTATTATTTTTATTAATATCTGCTTTATTTAATTTTAATTTATCTTTTAAAATTTTTAACTGTTCTTTTGATGGTATTGTAAAATCTTTATTATCTAATTCAAAATTTTGATTAAATATATTTTCAATTTTAAGATTTTTAACATCATTAGGTTTTTGTAATAATTTTATATTATAATTTTTAAACACATTAAATGTTTTATTTAGATCTAATTTATTAGTATTTAAATTCTTAGTTATATAATTATTATTATTTTTTTTATCATATACTAAATTGTTTTTTATTATATTATTTTTAAATAAAAATGGTTTTGACAACTCTTTTATTTTATTTGAAGAAGTTAATTTTTTAGGATCTAATGATATTTTCGAAATATTATTTTCTTTTTCTTTTGATATAATAATATTTTTTGAATTATTTATTTTTTGATTATTTGATAAGATAAAATCTTTATTATCAATATTTTTTATAACAAAAATAGATTTTTCTTTTAATTCTTTCTTGTTATCATTATCAACAATTTCATTATTATCAGAATCATAATGTTGTTTTAGCAAATTTAATTTTGGACTATTATTTACAACTTGAATTAATTTTCTAAAAAATATATTTTTTAATTTATTTTTTAATTTTTCAAATTGTAATTTTTTACTTTTCATCTTGGGCCTCTAGATTTTTTATTTGCTGCTTCCTGTAGATTTTTAAGATTTTCTGATTCTATATACTGCCTCAGTTGCTCCACATAAATGTCTCTTTCCCATGGCATCATATTTTCTAAATCATTTAAAGAATACTTATGATGCTGCATTAATTGAAAATTAACATCAAAATATGACATCAAACTTATGTGACTGAGGCTAATGTGAAAAAATCATCAATACCTGATATTACAATTTTTCTTTCTACATCATCAGATGTTTTATAACTAATTTGATATTCATATTTTGGTAAATTATCATAAAAATCAATAATTTTTGCAAATTGTTTTTGTGTTAATAACATTATGTCATTTATTTTTTGCTCTTCATTATAATTTGTTGCATCAATTGTTTCATCTTTTTTGTGAATATTAACTAAACATTTTGCAGTTAATTTAATCATATCATCATATGAAAAGTTTTTTTGTTCAAAATCTATTATATCAGAATAACATGGAGGTCTAAATTCAAATATTATATCGTCTGATATTTTAACTTTTGTTTGTAATTTTTCTAATCCACTTATTTGAATATCATTTAAATTTATATTTAAATTTATTTTTTCACCAGTATCTGGGCATATAAATTTAGCATCAATTATTTCACCTACAGATTTACTCCTTAATTGAATATAGAAGTAATCAAATTCATAAGTTGGTAATGTTTCAATATTGATATCATAAAAGCAAGATTTTAATATTTCAGTCAAGGATTTAATTATATCATTACGAGTGCCTAATTCTTGGGCAATTAATATTTTTTTTTCTTCTTTTACTAAAATTGGTCTAAAATATACAATTTTATTATTAGAAGGTCTTTTGAATGAAAATTTTGGTAAATTGTTTATAAGTGTTTGTTCAATCATTATTAATATCCTCCAACCAATGGCCCACCGGGACCATAGGCTCTTGTTGTATAGTATCGATAAGCAAAGTTAACTGTAAAAATTGTATAACCAGCATTTTCTGAAGTAAATGATGTCGGTGTAATTAAAAGTGGATAAGAATCATAAAAATCAAATTCAACTTCTGGTTTTAATCCACCAACATTTCCAGCCGTTCCTGTTCTTTCGTAAAAATTTACAGTTATGTTTCTTAAATACTTTTTAAGATCGTCTGGAAGTATATCAGAAGATTGTACTGATATATTATTTGCTTGATATGGAAGGATTTCATCCATCCATTGTTCAAAATAAATTCTTTCAGCCCAATCTTGATATACTATAAAATTTACTGATAATTCATTATATTCTCTTTTAAGTGGTAAGGTAAATTCAGGACCATAATAGGAGAATGGCGTATTAATAAAATTTCTACCTGGCAATAAAATACTATCTGGATAAAGAATCTTTAATTCGGCTCCATCTATTTTCATAGTATAATGTGAAGGACTTTGGGTAAATCTACGGCTCTCAACATAACTTTTATATTGATTTATAGTATATCCCATTAAAATAAATCCTTTTCTGTTAGAATTTTAAATTTTATACCATGTTCTCTGCAAAATTTATCAGCTGATTTCCATTTTTCTACATTAATTGCGTATGTTAAAGTCTCACTTATTATGGTTTTTTTCTGCTTTTTACCTTTCTCTGGAACTTTTGTTTGCTTTTCTGGTTTTATTTCAACCATAAGCGTATCAATAGTCCCATCAGTATTTCTTTTTTCTACTAGAAAATCAGGGATATAAAAATGAACTTGATTATCAGTTGGCGACAAATATGGTATTTTTAGAGGTTCTGATGCCCAACCGACAATATTTTTATTTTCATCCAGATATTTGCAAAACTTTCTTTCCCAAAGAGATCTACATACAATCTTCTCGGGATTTCCCTTGTATTTGTTTGTATTTTTCGGGATAAATTTTGTTTTATATGCCATAATATATATTTAGTATGGCAACATCAGATCCACTAAAATTTAATCCTAACATAATATTTCCATCTGGAAGACTTACGAATTCCAATGAAGATAAATTGTTAGAAAAAACACTTTTTTTGAAATTTTGTTGCAGAAAGTTTGTCGATACAGTTACTTCCTCCTCACTTAATATAAAACCAACAGATTTGTATTCTGGGATGGATGATAAAATTTCAACTATATTTGTTCCTGCGCCAAAACAAATAATAAGTAATACAACTCTTAAATTTACAGATGATACGACTACGGCAACTTCTTTGAAATCACTTGGTATTGGTGCATTGGAATTTTTGACTGAATTTGGTGGTCTTGGTAAAATATTTGCATCACAGACTGAAGGTCGTAGAGATATAGATAACACACAAAGCTTATTTTCAAACACAGAAAAAAGATCATTTAGTCTTAATTTTACTCTTTTGGCTACAAGTACAAATGAAGCAAGAGAAGTTGCATTAATAGCAAACACTTTTCATGCTCTGGCATTACCAACATTCAAAACTCTAGGAGGTACAGTTGCTGGATATGGTGCTGCTGCTGCTTCTGGAGCAGCGTCCGGAGCAGCTGTTGGGGCTTTATTTGGTGGCGTTGGAGCTATTCCTGGTGCTTTAATTGGTGGATCAGTTTCAAGTGTTTCCAGTTTGATTCCTATTGATAAAGGTTTTTCTCCTCCATTATGGAGATTTGGTATAGGAACAGGTATTACTGGTAAGGTTGATCCATCATGGTTAGGTCAAACGCAAATTTGTGTTTTAAAATCAGTATCAATCAATACAGCAGCAGGCGGAAGTCCATATATGATTGAAGATAAAGGTAATATGCCAAAACCTTTATTAGTAAGTTTTGCTCTTAATTTCACAGAACTAGACCCAGTCTATCGATTAGAAGATGGGATCAATATTATTTCTAAGAATGCAGTATAATGTATTTAAATAAATTACCAAAATTAAAATACACCTTCAATAATACTGAATATGATCTAGTTGATATTTTTCGTAGAGTAAGCTTTCGACAAGCTACTTTAGATAATTCAAGTATATTTTTTACTTATTATGTTACTGATGACGATACACCAGAAAATATAGCAAGAAATTTTTACAAAGATGCAAATTTATGGTGGTTAGTACTATTGCCAAATAATATAATAAGTAATAATGAATTTCCTATTTCAGAAAACTATTTAACTTCATTTATTGAAACAAAATATCCTGGAAAAATTTTGTTCTTTTCGGAATATATTCCAAATCTAAAAGTTGGTAATGTTATAGCTGGCGTGACATTAAATGCTTCTTCAACTGAAATTCAAAATACTAGTGAAGAAAACTATGCAGTCGTGGTTGAATATAATAAAGTTTTTAGATATGCATTAGTCAATAAAATAAATGGATCTCTAGAGGCAAATGATATTGTCGGCTTTTATGATAAAGATTCAAATGAAATCACACATGACTTTATCGATACATCTGGTGGTGAAACAAAAAGTAAATCTTGGGCAAATATAAAAGTTATAAAAAATAATGTTGATGCTCCAGTTGAATTTTTAGATCAATTTTCTAATTTTATTTCACCATATTATGTAAATTCATTGAATGAAGCCAACTCTACATGTATTGGCACATATTCTGGATCACTTGATGATACTAATACCATAAACAATACTTCATTATACAAGTATATGACAAATACTAATGATCCAAATGTACCATTTATTACGACAAATAGATCAAAAGCAATTAGAGATAATGAAAAAAATAGAAGTATAAAATTACTAAATCCCAAATTTGCTATAAGAGTAATTACTGAAATAATTTCTTTAGTCAATTCGAATTCTAGATCAATTAATATAACGGTAACTTTATAATGCCAGCACAAAATTTAGCATCAGTTGTAAGAAAAATTCAAGTAGTTAAAAATAATATAACATTTGAAATTTATCCATGGAATCATAAAGGTTTGAATCCATTGGAAGAATTTAGATTTATCCAAGATATAAATTCATTAAGTCTTGGCGGACATCTTATAATTAAAGATGTCTATAATTGGTCTGGTAGTTTAAATTTAATTGGCACTGAAAAATTAATTGTTGAATTTTTTTCTGATATAACTTATGTGAATACAAAAACAATTGAATTTAAGATTTTTTCGATTGAACAAGTTTCGAATACAGCAATAAATCTTACGATGAATGAATCTGAATTTTATAATATTATAAAAATAGATTTTTCTACAGATAATATTACAGCAGAATCATATGAATATGATATTTTGGGTTTGGGTGATGATTTTGTTGGATATATTGCCACTGATGGTTCTGGTGAAATTCCAGGACTTATAAATGAAATATTTAACAAACTTGGTATTGATGAATTCGAAATAGAACCTTCATATAATGGTGTATGGGTAAGATCAAATGAATTAACATATCCATGGGCTAAACACAAAGGTCAAACGGATATAGAAAGTCTTTTAAGGTATATTACACAATATTCTGTATCAAAAGATAATAAAAATGCCGTAAATTATTTTTTATGGAGAGATATTGATGGTTATCATTTTAAATCAGTCGAAAAAATGATAACTGAGCCAAGTGAAAATTCAGCAGCTTATGTATTTACAAGTGAAACAACACCACCATATGCTGTAAAAGCTGTTTATCAGATGTCAGAATCAAATATTTTAAAATTATCTGATGAAAATGTATTTCAATCTTTCTATGAAAAAATAAGTCCAAATTATGACGAATTTTATTTAGATTTTGTTGATAATGGACTTTCATACAAATATCAAATTGTTGATTTTGATTATCATCGAGATTTTAGTACATGGAGAAGTATAGAGAGTAATAAATTATTACCAGATAGCGTTTCTACGTCAGTTTATTCTAATAAAAAATTATTACAAAATTTAAAGGTAGATGATAATGTTTATGGTTATTTCGATAAATCTAAATTAAATACACCATTTCCGCAATCATGGGATCACATTGGTAAAACAGCTGATTCAAGATGGAATGATATTAATTTTATCCCACAGTACGATATGACTGAGTTGGATATCAAAACATTTCATACAATTCATAAAAAAATAAGAGAACCATTAAGACAAAAAAGAGTAAAATACTCTTATCTAAAAAACTTAAAACGCAAATGGGAAGTTTATAGATGTTCTATTTGTTGTTTATCAGATAGACTTGGTGGTATTAAAGATCAGCAAGATATTGAAGCTTTTCAAAATATTGAAAATCCATCATCTAATCCAGATTTTAAACTTTTATTTGGTCCTACTGGCATTTTCAATGATTTGGGAGTTCAGTATAATATAGTCGCTGCTGGATCTTTTAGTGATGTTTATAATTATGATGAAAAGCAAATTGATTCTAAGGGAATAACTTTATCATATGATTTAAATAGTAGTCCATACAATGAAACAATAGCAGATTTTTATCATATCGGTGATATGAAAAATTATCGAAAATATGTTATAGATTATGGTTTAGAAATTTATAAAAAACATATCGAAGAACATGAAAGAATTATATCAATTATTGATGATTTTTTAATTCAAGTTCCAAATTTTATAAGTTTAGCAAATACAGTATTTCAGTCACAATTTGTGCCATTCGAAGTAGATTTTGAAGGTGATATTCCGGAAAGAGAACGACAATTACGTTTTTTTATACCACGTTATAATATGTCATCTTATATGTTGGCTCCACCTAACAAGGAACCAATTCAAGATGAAAATTATGTATTACCAACTCATTTATTTAAAGCTTGTTCTACACACCCATATATTCCAAATGGACGAAGATATGATGGTAATGGAGTAATTAACTATAGTGGATTTAGTAATCAAAAATTTAATAAATATTTTAAGGATATTTCTAATTTTTACACAAATCCGAATGATGTTATTGCTATAGGTGACGGTAGTGTTGCTGACATTGAAAGTGATAAAAACTATTTTTGTACTAGTTGCACAAATTCAATAAGCTTAGAAGTAATAAAAAATAATGCTGTTAAAGAAAAATCTATAAGACAAGTTCAAATAAAATTACTTCAATATATTTTAGATAATTTAACAGCAAAATATAGTATAGGTGAAACACCGTCAATAATTGTTGGTGTAAGTGGCGAACAGGAATTATATTTTAATAATATTTCTAATTATTTACAAAAACCAGCTTTTTATATTTCAAACAAAGGTACATCCTTTGAAACTAATTTGAAAAATAATATTATTACTTCAAATTTATCTTTATTTAATATAAAATCAATCACAAGAAAGCCTATACGTGGATCACGATATGAAATTTTAGCAAAAAGTAAAGGTGTAAGCGATAATATAGAAGAATATTTATATAGTGTATTTTTTGAAAATGAAACTTCTATTGATGGTGATGGAAAACATCCATATTATGATCAAACATATAAACAAAATTTAGGCGATTCATCTTTTGTTGATTTGCCTAAAATTAAGAAAATAAGATCAATTGATGATTTTTATACATCAAATAATATTACATCTGAGTTTTCATATCCAAGTTCTAATGTTGTAGGTGGTGGAAAACAAAGAGCATTTATTTCCGCTAAAGAAAATCAAATTAAAAGTTCATCTGCGTTGTCGGATGAAGGATATATTAATAGTGAATTACGAGCCATATCAAAAAATATTGAAAATTTTGAAGAAAATGAATATATTCAAAGATTTAATTTATTTAAAAATAATCTTGTTGGTCAAAAACCCCCAAATATAAAACGAGAAGAAATATCATCATATATTCGAATAGAATTTAAACAACCTATTGGGATTGAAAGTTTAGCTGATTTTCCTAAAGGATTTATTCGAAATGCTGGTAATGAATATTTTTTACCATATTTAGTTTCACTTACTTCTGGACCAAATGGAAGACAGACAATTAATCAAAATTTAGTAATAATTGGAATGGATCCATATGGTTTTGATGTTGCTATGAAGAGAATTGTTGATCAGAAAAATGTAAATGGAGAATATTACTGGTGGTACAATGGATCAGCATCTCCTGGTATGTTTTTATGGCCAATATTACCAAGTGATCCAATAATATATTTTGAAACCAAATATACTTATTATACGGCTCATATGCCAAATAAAGACTATATAAATTCAAATGCAGATTTATTTGGATTTGGTGGTCAAAATTCAACATCTCCAGATATAGTAGATGACTCAAATGCAGTACAAGGTCAATATCTTAATAAATTGCCAATAGATGTAAATACTAAAACATATATTAATTTATCTGATGAAAGTCTTCCTTCAAGTGTAGTAAATGAAGATGAAACTAAAAATATCAAACAATTAAATTCAAGATATAATAAAGATTTATCCTCAGATAACTATGCTAGTAATTATCTCATGGAATCACATAAAGTTATAAAAGCAATAAGAAATTATTGGTCATTTAATATTCCCGATAATATTAAAATTATTCCTTATTTGTATAATAGATTTTATGAATTACTGGATAACATTACTGCTATTGATGATTTTATTAAAATAGGAGACACAAATGGTGATATAATCTTTACAGAAAAAAAATTTAAAGATTATAGATCATATTATTCAACATTTAATTTTTATAATTACCGCGATGGTAATACTAATTATAATATAGATTATACAAATATAGATTCTAATAAATTATTTCATGATTGCTATCTTAAACTTTTAGATTCAGATGATGTATACACTGACGTTATTAATCCATTATTTCAAAATAATTTGACATTAGTGTTACAGGATCATGCTGCTGATGAAAGTGTAAGTATATTTAAAGATGATGTAGATTTTAGTGATGTTGGTTTTGGAGCTTTTCCAGAATTTAAGAAATATTTTAGCCATTTAACAAATTATTGGTTTAGAGATACAAGATTTGAAGAAAGCCTTATTACGGAAGATATTTGGAAATATGATCTATCTGGTTATAGTGAATATGGAATTGTTTTACCTCCAGTAAATGCAAATCACCCAGATATATTTGATCATAATTTTGCAGGTCAATTTGTTGTTTTTGCTAAATCAACGGACGTGTGTAAGAAAAATAATCTTAAATGTATTAATCCATCTGGTTCTACGGTATCAAGTGGTTGTCCACCAGAAAATCCATATTGCAATTGTCCTGCACAAAATAGAAAACCCACTGAAGCCGAACCATCGTATCTTGAACTTTATAAGTTAGAACAAGAACTTAAAGAATGTTCATTAATACAAGAACATTTGGGCGAGGAATGGCTCGGTTGTGTGTGGTCAAATCCAGACAATACAGCAAGTTGTAATTGTCCTGAAGTCGGGGAAAAATTTATGAAGTATTTAGAATATAGTAGAACATATGCTACATTCTGGAATACCCCACCTAAAACACCTTTATTAAGAAATGCTCAAATAAAATTATTATTCAGTTCTACATTACAAATTAAAGTTCAAGCAAATCCAGCATTGAAAATTGGTGATGTTGTTGCTTTATTACAACCAAATACAGTTCAAGATGATAAAAATCAATATAAACGATTTACTGGTAGATATTTGATAACTTCAATAAATTACATATTCAATAATAATGCTGTAGATTACTACGAACTTACACTTAATAGAGATACACCATTCTTAAATCCTAATGAGGCATCAAATCCATTTGAATAAAATTACTAAATAATATTATGGTATTACAAAAAAATTTATATTCTGATTTAAATTTTTTTATTAGTAAAAATCCCTTTACTAATGATTTTGCAATTCGTAAAGACCAGAATGCAATTAAACAATCAATAAAAAATATAGTTTTGACTAATTTTGGAGAAAGACCATTTTTACGAAATTTCGGAAGCAATATATACAATTCTGTATTTGAACATCCAGAATTAATTGCTTTTTATGTTGATGAAGCTTTAAGATTGGCTATTAATACTTTCGAACCTAGAATTAATATTATTGATATTGAGTATTCAAATACTGATGATATTTTTAATGTTGAAATTTCATATTCTATAACATCATTAAATATAACCGATACATTCAATATAGAAATAGCGAGATCCCAATAATGTCAAATAATATAAATTTAGGTTCTATTGATTATCAACAAATAAAAGATAGTCTAACAGAATTTTTGAAAAAACAAGATGTTCTTAAAGATTATAATTTTGAGGGTTCTGTTTTACAATCTATTGTAAGTCTCCTAAGTTATAATACTTTATACTATGCATTTTATTCAAACATGTTATCGAATGAAATGTTTTTAGATTCAGCTCAAAGAGAACAATCTATTATATCATTAGTAAAACCTTTAGGTATAACAGTTCCATCAAGAACATCTGCAAGAGCAAAAATAAGACTAGGTGGGACCGAAATACTTCCACAATTTTCACAATTTTCAGGAAAAAATGAATCAGGTATAATTTATAATTTTTATACTTTACAAGATTACACTGAAGAAAATGATAATTTTATTAATAATGTTATTTTAGTTGAGGGAAGACAGTTAGTTAAACATAAAGAAATAAAATCTCTCATTGATTATAACAATCAAACATATTTTATACCAGACAATACAGTTGATATTTCAACGCTTATTGTTGAAGTTGATGAAGGTGATGGTGTGTATAAAAAGTGGATTTTGAGTGATAATATAGGTGATTCAACCGAAAATTTAAGTCAAAATATTTTCTTTATTGAAAGATATGAAAGTGGATTCGAAATACAATTTGGTAAAGAGAATTCACTAGGAAATGAAATTTTAGATACTTACAATACTCGTATTAGTTATTTAATTTCAAGTGGATCAGCTGCAAATAATGTCGTAAATTTTGAGTATACAGATGATCCTGAAAATATAGTTGAACTAATCGAACAATCTAGTGGCGGATTAAATTCTCCAGATTTAGATTATTTAAAATTTATTGCTCCTAAATTTTTTGCAGCACAAAATAGAGCGATTACAAAAGATGATTTTTTAGCACTATCAACTGTATATTTAAGAAATAAAGGTTATGATGTAACAAAAGATAATTTTTCTGTATTTGGTGGGGATGAATTATTTCCTCCACAATATGGAAGAGTTTTTATAGCAACTGATGTAATACCAAGATCTGATATCTTAGATTTAGTAGCATATTTAAAATCAAAATGTGCTATTACAATTTTACCAGAATATGTCGATTCAAACCAAGATTCAGTGTTTTTTGATTTAGAAATTTCATTTAGAACTACTTTATCAGATAATCAAAAACAACTTACAATATCTAATATTAAAAATTATATAACAAATACATATATTATTTTAAATAAATATAACATAAATTTTAATGGACAAACTATTGAAGATGATATATTGAATAGATTTACTGAAATAAACACAGTGAATTTAAAATTATATTATGATTCGATCAAAACTGGTGGTGAAATAAATCTTAATTTAGAGAATGAACTTGATTTTAATGTTGGTGAAAACAAAAGTGTATGTGAACAGTTTACTGATATTAATGGAAGAGTTATAAATCTAAGAGCAAATATTACATCAAATCAAGATCTATCTAGATTGATAAATCTTAGAACTTCAGTTCTTACTAATGGTACACCTATATTAAATTCTTCTTTACTATATGGAAAAATAAATGTTAAAGAAGGTATATTGCAAATATCAGATATTTACAGCGGCTCAATAAATATTACATTACCAATTAAAAATAAATTCTTTAATACAACAACAAATACTAAATTTAGTATTTTATTAAATAATATAATTGAATTATGAATCCGATATATTTCAAAAACACAGTCTTGAATAACAATCATGCTATTAATAGTTTGATTGAATTGGCTACGTCTGAAATATTATCTACAGAAAATACAAATACTTCTAATCAAAAATTAAGTGAAAATGATCCTAGATTCAATTTTAATGATGTTGAAACTTGCGGTACATTATTTGATATAACAAAATTTATTCCGCTTTGGGTAATTAAAGAAAAACAAGAAAGAATTAATTCTGGAGAATCTGTTTTAACAATTTATGATTTTCTACAAAAATATTATGATTGGTTGTATTGTGATGCTTCAACTGGTGCTCAATATAATTTGTCTAAAAATATTTTAGATTTGATTGATATACGAAAAACAAAAGAAAACTTAATACAAAATCTCTATAAGATGTATGCCGAATCTTTTAGTGGAGTATTTCAATCAAATACGCTAGATGTTGGTAGACCTGAACTAGAAAAATTTCTTATAGGAATAAGAAGAAATTTTTATCATAAAAAAGGTACTGAAGATGCCATTCGTAAAATATTCACAACATTGTTTATTGTTGATGAAGCTGATATTGAAATAGAAATACCAAAACAATATATTTTAAGATTGAATGGTGGTAAGTTTTTCAATCCAAATTTTTCATTCAATACATCAACTGGTGATACTGGAAGTTATCTTGATAAAGCAGACTTATCAGGAAGTTATTTAAACTTTTCAAGATTACATGATACTAATTGGTATCATGATTATTCATATCTTGTGTTTGTTGGAGACAAGTATAGCAATAATGATGATGCTGAATCTTTATATCGTAAATCAAATCATCCTATTGGTACTCATCTAATATTCGGTAAACAAATATCAGATTTTGAACCGTCAGAACCAGATTCAGAATCTGGAATTGTATGTGAATTTCCGATGCTTAAAAACTATGCTCCATATGTTATAGGAGCAACATATCCAGCAATAGGAAGCGTAAATGGTTTAAGTTTCTTTGGTTTATCTTCTTGTGTAGGATGTTGTGGGACAAGTTATGGTGGATTTACTGGCCCAACACATAGATTCCCAAATTGGACACAAAATATTACTGAAACTATATTTGGTAATATAAATATTCAAGATTTTATTTTTCTTTGTTATTCTGATGGTTTAACAAGCCCTAACGATAATCTTACATGCACTGGTTGTAACTAATGTCTAAAAAATCTAACGATATACAACGGTATCTTTCATCTATAGGAAAAACAGAACATCTACATGTTTTTGTTGGTAAATCTTCCACAACTGCTGAAAATAATACTATTGATTCATCATTAGATTTGTGGAGAGACATGACTTTTAGTAAAAAGATCAGTAAATATGATGTGATGGGAATTATACCAAATATTCCTTGGGTGTCTGGAAATGTTTATCATCCATGGAAATCATCAAAACAAAATACTGGTGCTTATTATGCTTGGAATAAAGAAAACGGAACCGTATATCTTTGCATACAAAATAATGATAAATCAAGATTAGATCTTGATGGATTAAATGCATCTACCTTTATACCAAATCATAGTTATGGAATTCAAACATATTCAGATGGTTATTCATGGATGCCTTTATATAGAATAACTGGTGATCTTTTAAGATTTGTTAAAACTGAATGGATTCCAGTTGTATCATTTGAAGATTTTGAAGAAGAAGCATTTACATCAGAATATTTGGCAAAAAGTAGTTTTTGTGATGGGAATATAGGTATAACTGGAAATTGTTCATTATATTTTAAAGAATCTGCTGAGATACAAGTAAGTGGTGTTAGTTTTGATCATTATGATCAAGGTGATCTGTATACAAGTATTATAAGTGACTGTGATAATTGTTATACATTATTTAACAATAATGATAAATTTATTCCTAAATTTTATGAAACTGGAATTTCTGTTGCTTCATCAATAACCGTTGAAAGTAAATACGATCTTATAGAACGATTGGTTTCTGAAAATAAAATATCCCCATCTACAGCATATTATGCTTTGTATGATATTGCAAATAATGGGCCAGATGATGGTGCTATTATTTCAGCACATATTGATTTAACTGGAATTACAGGAAATGATTTAATCGTAAATACAGCAAATCCTTCAATAACAATAGACTCTTCAACAGGATCGGGTGGAATATTAAAATTTAAAACATATAATACAATTAATGGTAAATATGTTATTGATGGTGTTATATTAGAATCAGGTGGATCAAATTATAGAGATGCGGTATTAGATATTTCAAGTAGTATTTTTGAAAATGCTAATATAAAAGATTTATTATTATCATCAATTATATTAAACTTTGATGAAATAGATGGGTTGAATATTGATCCTTATGATGTTTTGAATTGCAACACTGTAATGGTTGATACTAGAATTGATACTAATGAATTAGCATTATCTTCGATTCCACTTCCCGATGAAATTAACATATTTGGTCTGGTTTCAAACCCTATTGAAGAAACTGCAAGTGGGGATTTTGTAATTTCTGGATCAGAATTATCACCATATGGCTCAAAATTAAAATCTGGAGCAACTACTCTTGCTGTAGTATATCCTGGTGACGAAAGTAATCCGCTAGATCCACCATCAGTAAATCCAGTAACAGGAAATGCATTAAGTACATCTTTAGCGGCAGGTTCAACCAAAACAAATTATAGTACAAAAATACTTAAAAATATTACCAATGATCTTGGTTTGGCAGTATATGATTATCCAATTTCCATATATGAATCAGTTATTACTGTATCTGGACTAGATTATAGTAATATTGATAATCTTAATGAAATAACCGATGCAAATGATGAAACTTTCAATGTAAATTACGTGCTGGAAAAACCATCTTTATCGCAGTACAGTGGAAAAGTATTACAAACAAAAAAACTTACTAAGAATTTAAAACTTACAACAGCAGATAATAGCGCAACCCGTGTTATTAGAATAAATATGATTAAGGGTATATAAATGGCAACAGATTTATTTGGAAACACAGACAATTCTTCTACTTTAAGTAGATCCCCATTTTATTCAAGATTTACTCAATTTGAAAATACAAATAGCAATTATGCCCTTATAGCCTTCACTCCCGGATTGGCATTACAAGCAGCTGAATTAAATGAGTTACAAGATAATTTTCATAAAGTCTCTACTTTAAATAATTTGATGCTTTCAAATTGGACTTTAGAGGTTATGAAAAATATTTCTTCAATAAATTCATTGAATGGTGTTATTTGGAGTGGCACAGTTCCACTTAATCCAAATCAAATTACAAAATCAAGCGATACTTTTACTTTTAGTGAAGGTTGGTATTATTATAATCACAAAAGTAATTTACAATATTGGATTTATTTAGATTCAGATCAAACTTTTAATGCTTCATCATTAAGTGATGTCTATATTGGATTTAATGTAAATCTGATTGATGTTTATTCAAACACAGATAATAGATTAAATGATAATTCAAGTGGTTCTGTAAATACAAATAGTCCAGGTTCATATAGAGTAAGTTTTTTACTTGATTCGATTCAATCATCTACTAATTCATCAACGTATAGTCCCATAATTCAAAAAATATTAGGAAAATATTATTTTTTGAATGGGTTGGAAATTCAATAAAAAAAGGTAAGAGATGCCAGTAACTAATAACACATATGTAATACCAACTTTAGGATCAACTGCAAGCTTTTATGATTGGTTCAATAAAGAAAATACCGATATAATTGCTAAGTTGAATTTACTTAAGGTTTATGGAGCCACAAGTGGTGATGGTATTCTCGCAACAACAAATACTAGTGGTCAGTTATCTCTTTCAATAGGTGGTACATCTGGAATTATTCAATCTCCATTAACTTTTAATGGTGTTGTTTCGTTTAATAATTTAGTAAATTTACCAACATTAAATCTACAAACAACAGGTATAACAAGTGGTACATCTGGATATACTTTTGGAACACCTGTAAGAATATATCTGGATGGTTCGCAAAATATTGGATATACAGCGGCAAGGGCAAATTCACCAGAAAACGCGGAAGTTTTAGGTTTAATATCTTCGTTGGGTCAGACATATTCATATATTGCTATATCTGGTAAAATAACTGGTAATTTTAGTGGAATATATGGTCAAGGTTTAAGTGCTGGATGCATTTATTTTCTTGATGAGACATTAGCAGGTAAAATTGATGATGATGAACCACAAACAACAGGTTCTGTATCAAAACCTGTATTATTAGGTCTTACATTAACAGAAGGTATAGTTTTAAATTATCGTGGTAATTATTTAAATTATGATACAACAAGTTATGGTTCATCTGGTTCAAATCAAATAGTATTTTCTATTAATACGACTTTATACACAACAGCAAATTCTGATATTTTATTAGGTGATGTAATTTCATTTTCTCCTGAATATGCACAAACCATTGAAAGTGATTCCCCATCATATGGCAATAGAAAAAATTATGGTGGGTTTTTCCATAGTACTACTGGTAATGGTGAAGAAATTTATATAGTTGGTGTTGTTATAGAGAAAATATTAGTTGCTTCGACATTATACATTACTTTACAGCTTTCAGGTTATACTGACGTATTCAGTGCAAGTTATGATACTTTTGGTGGAATGTATTTAACTAGTGATTTTGATTTAAATGATCGTGCAAATTATCCTCAATTAAAATCATCCGCAAGTAATATAAGTAATTTAACTCTTATTGCAATAAATTATGATACTGCGAATGGTTATTCAGTAATAGATATCAATAAATCATCACAATCTGCTCAAGGAACCACGCCAAGATCAAATTCAAGTAGCGGATCAAATAATTTATTAATAAATGGTAATTATGAAGTATGGCAGAGGTCAAACACAGGAAGAGATGTATCATACACTTCAACTGGATCGTTATCTTTTGCTGATATGTGGAGAAGACATGATGGAATCACTGGTGGAAATAGTTTTAAAAATTATTATATAACTCGACAATCATTTAGTGATTATCAATCAGATATTGAAGGAAGTCCAAATTATTATGTTGATATTAAAGCATTAGGATCATCAGCAGCTTCATATCCAGGAATTACACAAGGAATTTATCCAGGATATACATTCTTTGACCATTTGATGGTTGGTCATGTGGTTGAAAACGCTAAAACATTCGATGATACAAATATTTCAGTTAGTTTCTATGCCAAAACATCACACAATGATTATGATAAAGGTATAGTATACTTAGCAAGATATGCTGGCACTACACTTTTAGATTATAAAGTAATAGGAACTGTTACATTAACAACTACATGGACTCGTTATGATTTAACTACGTTTATTGATTCGCTTGCTTCAAGTGCTACTCCTCTGGCAAATGATTATTGTGAAGTTGGTATAGATTTAATACCACTAATCACTCAAGCAAATGAAGCAGCTGAATCCATATCAACAAATGTTTATGTATCTATAGCATCATTCAGTGCTGCTCTTGGAATTTCATCAATTAAATATCATTATTTTGAACCATATGGCAAACAATTACAATATTGTCAACAATATTATTATTCAACATATGCGAGAAATGAAAGAATAGGAACTCCTACACTAGTTTCAACATTTATTTCAAGTGAAACAACACCATTTTTAGTTACTATTCCAAATTATGCTTCGATAATTCATGAATTACCACTTCATATGAGAACAACACCAACGGTCACTATATATTCACCTTACAGTGGTAGTTCAAATGAAGCATATAATCAGAGTGCATCACGTGAACTACGATATACTAACGGTACAGTTGGATATGGTGGTGCAATACGAAGTGCTGATGGAAGTACTGCAATATCGGCAACTGCTAGAATAAATAATGTAAAAATATCTTTAAATAATGGTTATGTTCCCTATGATCAAGTATATTATCATTTTATTGCAGATGCAGATTATCCAATATAAGGAATATTAAATGCCATCCGTAAGTACAAGTTCAAATATTAGAGCATCAAATACTGTCGTAAGTTTATCTAGTGACGGTGGCAATCGCATTATTATTCAATTAGATAATTCGGTTATTGGATCTCCTGGGTTTTCCGCAGGAGATGCTATACATTATAGTGGTGTGTGTGGTTGCTATAAAAGATCAAGAGCTGATGATCCAGCAACAGCAGAAGTATTTGGTGTGGTAGAAAGCATCGACATAAGTGGGAGTGCAAGTGTTGTTTTATATGGTTCGATTGGCCTTACTGGATATATTGATATGAGTGATGGTGGTAGTGGTGGTCATGATGTATATTTTTTAAGTGGTTTAACTGCTGGAAAATTACAATCATTAGCACCAAATACACAGGATCATATTGTAAAGGCAGTGTATCAAAAAGCACCACACGGAAATTTTACTGGTGCTGTTATGAATTACATAGGATATAAAGTACCTAACCCATGAGTATAATAGGCAGCAGTAATATATTTTCTGATGACATAAAATCCTTTAGAAAAGGATTGACTGGTCCTACTGGTGCTACTGGTAATATTGGTGCGAGGGGAAATACTGGTAATAGTATTATAGGTGGAACTGGTAATACAGGACCAAATATTGTTAATATAACAATTGATAATGATAATGCATTTATATTTCATTATAACGATGGAACAATACAAAAATCATCTGATGCAATATTAGGAAATGATGGTTATTCGAAAATAAAATTATTAGGTGTTAGTTTAGGAACATTCAGTCCACTTAAATTATCACAACAAGATCAATCATATACGAATGATTTTCCTATTGATATATTGACATTTAAAGGATTATCTTCAGCAAGTGCTCCTTATATTTTTGTACAAAATGCTGAAAATTATATAAAATTATATGCAGATTTTTCTGGAATAGCATATCTTGGCGTAAGTGGTGGTGGTGTTCCTAATATAATGCAAAATATTAATACCTTATCACAAACAGGTATTACAGCAACATCATATGATGAAGACGAAAAATCCATTTTAATTCAACATAAAAATATTCAAGAAAGTTTAGTAATTGTAAAACCAGTTGCTCTTAATTCTTCTTTTATATATTGGAAAGTTGATGTAGAACAAGGAACCGTATTTCATTTAAATCCATATACAAGTACGGTAAATCAAAATAATGAAATAAATGGATTTATAATTTTTATTAAAAAACCTCCTGTAAGCACTTATTCGAAGGGAATAACAATTCAATTTCCTGCTACATTTACTAATACTAGTAAAATTTACTATGTTTTATATACAAATGATTCGGATATATCAGCAGGAATAACATTTAGTGAAATATTTTATAATAATTTTGATACTGCTGGTGTTGAATGGCAAAATAATTCATATTTTTGCCCATCTGCTTCATATAATGCACTGAATCTAATATCACTTGGTTCAAGATACTTAGCCATACCAGCACAATTTAACCAAAATTTAAGTTTGAATAATGCTGAAATTGATTCTGATTTATATAACACAGAATGCTATCCTTATATTCTAGATTCAGATACCGCTACTCCATCACAATCTTATTTTATTGGTGGATTATGTTGCCCTGGAAATTGCTCAAACGCTGCATACGAATCTAATTATGGTGGATGTACTGGATATTTTATACCAACAAAAAGATTAAGCAGTTCTTCTTTATGTACTAAACTTGGAAGTTGTTGTATCAAAAACTCAAATTCAACATTTACACATACCGATACAACTTATTGTGGATGTAATACATTAGCTGGTACAAAAGAATTTATATGGCATGCATATGAAGGTTTGAAAACAGATAAAACATGGTTTTTTTGTGACGAATTGTGTTTTATAAATGATACTGGAGCTTGTTGTGATGGGTTAGGAAATTGCAATACTATTACAAAATTTTTATGTGATGGTTTAAATCATTTTTTCCAGGGTAGAGGTGTTAATTGCAAACCAAATAATAGTAATTTAGATTACACTATATGTTCAGGTGGTTCTGGTGGTTGTTGTGATTCTGGTGTTACTTGCAATAATGGATATACTGGTTCACATTGTATATCAGAAAATAAATCATATTTAGGTGATCAAAAATTCTGTCAATCATTTACATGTGCACCTGATTCAATTTCTTGCTCACAATCAATTCCTGGTATATCAAATCTTAAACAAGGAGATGAGTATGCTGGTGGAATTGTGGTGGGTATATTTGATCCAGCACAAAGTAAATTATTTGGTAATGCTTCTTTTAATTCTTTAGAAGATATTGATACTAGTGCTGCTAATGAAATTGACACCTATAACTCTAGTAATTTAAATTCAAATAATTATACATCAAAATATGATTATACTGGGTATGGATTTGATAAAACATTTGCTAATAGATTGAGTACAAATGATAAAGTTATCTTAATTGTTTCTAAGCATGATATTTCGTATGAAGACTCTACAACATTTGTTTGGTCAAAAGGTCAAACTGCATGGGGTACAATTTATAATTCATTAACAAACACACCAGAAGAAATTACAACAACATCTATATTCAATCAAGGTGAAGGTAGTGTTAATTTGAGTATATCATTACAAAATAATACTTTTTCATCATCAGCAATTAGAACTTCTGGTGAATCATTACAATGGTTGTTAACTGCACCAACAACCTCTTATAATGGAAAATGGAGAAGAAGTTTTGGATTGTACAATACACATCGTTTAATGACATCTAAATTTGCTTATCAAGAATCTGCTTCAATTACTGATTATACAGTATATGATGCAATCAAAGATTTCAATGTAAATAATCCACCATCTTCTGCAAGAGAATCAAGTTGGTTTATACCATCACACGATGAGTTAGCATTTATATCATATTTAACAAAAGAAACAAATGATTTTAATATAAATGTCTCACTATTGCTTGATAATTTTTCGGCTTTAGATGGTTATTATTGGACATCAACTGGAGCTTTCTCAGAAACAGATATACTGAATTCTTCAAGACGTGGTTCTAAGGCTTGGGTACATTATATTGATTCAAATGATCCAAGTAATAATTATTCTATTACATCAAATAGAACAAATAAATACAAAGTTAGAGCTATAAAATTAATACGATGTGATGGTGATTATCCAGAGAGCTTAGACGAAACTTATAAACTTTGGCGATTGCCATTAGGTATTCAATGATTATAGGAAGTTCATTCTTTACTTTTTATGATAATATCTCTGGGCCAACTGGACCTACAGGAGCCACTGGACCAACAGGTCCATCTGGCCCAACTGGACCACTCTTATTTGGACCAACAGGTGCAAGTGGCCTTGGAATTACGGGGTTTACTTCTACTACCAATAAGTTCATTACTATTTTTATTGGTGGAACATCAAGTGTATCTTTAAATATACAAGGAAGAACATCAGCTTATGCAAATCAATATGCCTTATTAAAAGGGACTACTACGAATGGTGTCTCGGTAATAAGACATGAAATTCCAAATGATGCTTTATTAAATATACAAAAAATTTATAAAGGTGAAACTGGACAATTACAAAAAATTCAGTTTGGTTTAGATTATTTTAACTTTACTGAAGATACAAATAATATTTACATCACTGCACCTACATTTGGAATATATTCTCTTGGTGATACTGGTAATATACTATATGCATATACTTCTACTAAAGCAAAAGGTATAGAATATAGTTATTGGAATGATGGTATTTCTATGCTTGATTTACCATTATCTTCTGAAAGACATGCAGTACATAATAATAAAAATTATGTTTCTTCTTTATTATCATTTTCTCAAAATATAAGTGGATTTTCGGGAGCAACTGGTATTTCTGTTCCATTCTTTGCATTCACTAATGAATATAAAATTAATCCTAACTTTTCAAGATATCAAGTTGATTTTGATGTAAATAAAGAAATTAAACTTGATCAAACATTATATGTTGGCTCAAGTGGTGCAACTAATCTTGATATAAAATTTTTAACAAACACTTTTAATAAAGGATATTCATTTACTCCACAAGTAATTACTGCAAATGATGTAGGATCATGTTGTTTGTGTGAGTTAAATGAAACAGCTGGTGATATTAAATGTATTGACTATGTAAATCGTCAATATTGTATTGATATGGGTGGTAGTTTTAATACTACATCTTGTGCAAGCAGAGTTATTAATGGAGATTGTTTTTCTGAAGGTGCTTGTTGTTTGAACGACAAATGTGTTAATACATCACAACAAATGTGCCTAAAGTATGGTGGTATATTTTATCCAAATAAAATTTGTAATAATAATGAGGGTAGTGAAGCATATTTTACATGCCCATCATCATGCCCTATAGAATTTAAAACTGGAAAATGTTGTGTAAATGGAAAATGTTTTAATAATTTTACAAATTTTGAATGTGCATCTATAAGCAATTCAGTATTTTTTGAAGGACAACAATGTCAAGGTGATTGTGATACACAATGTAAAGAAACATCTAAAGGTGGTTGTTGTATAGATAATCAAATCACCATTAAATATGCAGAAGACTGTGCTCAAGAGGGTGGTGTGTTTCTTGGTCCAGGAATAATATCAGGTCAATGTTGTTTTAATTCAGTTTCATTTCAATATTTTATGGGTTCTACATCATGTAGAAGCACAATAAATATTCCGTGTTTTGATATAGGAACAAAAGTTGCTGGTGGATATTTAGTTGGTATCATTGGTGAACCTTCACCATGTACTGATACATTTAAAAATCCACTCATAGCTGAAGGTCAAATGCTAGGATGTAGATATCATCCTAGAGGTTTTGTAAATAATTTCTTAGGATACAAATATAAAAACTGTTTTGGAAATTCTGGTATAACATTTGGTTCCACAGATCTTCCTGCTTCTAAATTAAATATAAAATATTTTGCTAGAACTCATCCTATCGTATTACCACAACAATCCAAAGATACTGGGTGTTTATTCAAAGGTGGAACTCCTTACGTCATGCAAACATATGATGGATTTGTTAGAAACACTACTTCATCAGAAGATGAAGCATCATGGTCAGATCCTGTTATGTTTGAGGGTAATGCTAATGCTTCACAATTATCGTATGCAAACTCGGATTTAGATTCAGTTTTACTTTCTGAATCACTGGGTGTTGGAAATACCGATCTTTATAGATCTATGGCACAACAATTTTATGCTTCAAATGGAATACCATTATTATGGGCATTGATTATAGCACCAGATGATATAGAATTAGATAATGGAAGTAAATTACTTAAATGGGGTATGTCTGAAGGTAGAGTCAAGGGTTTGTCAAATTATAATTTAGAACCAATTAGTACTTGTCCATTGGATGGATTATTGACTACCAGAATGCATGATGAAACATCAAAAGAAAATACATATTTCTGGTATAGAACAAATAGTGATTCTGATGATTTGGCGTTCGATAGATTTTGTTTCTATGATGGTTCATTGAATGGAAAATCAAACTGGACTGCTACAACAAACGAATCATTAATTGAAAATAATTTAAATGAATTTAAAGAAAAATATGCAATAATGTGGGATAATAATAATCCTACAGATTCATGCACTAAACAAATATCAATTATTAATCAAACAGGCATAAACGGATATACTGATTGGTACATTCCAAGTATTATTGAATTAAATTACATTTATGCTAATCGTAATGATTTGAATAGCTCACTTTTAATTAATGGTGATGAACCACTTGATTTAGAATTGAACTATTGGAGTTCAACAAGTATGTGTGTTTTACATAGTTGGAATAACAATAACAGTCAAGATTCATCCTTATATAATATTTTTGAAACACCATCAGGTACATTCAATAGTAAATTTAGATTTACTAAGAATGATTTTAATGAAACTGATAAGAATCTCTACAATTTAAGTATGAATGTTTGTGCTGGTGAAAACATGTTAGTTCAGAATTTTGATGATGGATTTATGGAATCTAAAAAGAGAAATCAAAATAACGCAGTATTACGACCAGTTCGAAGAATACCAATTATAAAGAGCGAGTGTTCTGAATACTCTATTATAAATGCTTATAGTAGCTTTACATCTTCAAATGATCCATATGCTACTTGTTTATCATGTCAGGATGGTTGTTAATAAATAATATAAATTGGATAAATTATGGCAAATAGCACTATAGGATCATTCGTTATTCTGGGGCCACAGGGACCATCTGGACCTATTGGTCCTACCGGAGAAACAGGTAATACTGGTAATACTGGACCAACAGGACCAACTGGTGATTATGGTCGATATATAACAACAATATTACCATCTCCCGATAAAATTATTTTTACGTTATCTGATGGTACAACAAAAGAAGTTTTTGGTAATTTTAGAGGTGCTACGAGTGAATTCTTTATTTCTGGCATAACTTCAAGTTTTGAATTAAATGATAATGAAATATTACATGATTATGGTTCAATCATTTCGTCATACGACGATTCAACTAAAACTTTATATGTAAAAGGTTTGTCTGCTTCTGGATCATTATATTTGACAGAAGATAATGATTATATCTATATTCACACAAATTTATCTGAACAAAATTCACAAAAAGATATTGCTACTCTTCAGTCAAGAACACTCATATACTTAAAAGAAAATTTTAAAATATCAAGCACATCAGTTGGTGTAAGTTATGATGATGGCATATATTATAATGGAACATTAGTATATGATGACGTTGGTTCTGGAAATGGAAGAGCAAAACTTAATGCTTCTGCAAAGATAAATTATATTGGTCCTATATTTAAAAATGAAAATCCAATTTATTTAAATGCTGATGAAGCTGGCGTTTTTTATCTAAGTACACCAATTGGAATAGCTGGAATCACTGGTACTTTTAGAAAAAATGAATCTATATCACTTACTATTATACCTGAAAGTGAAAATATATGGCATTTCCCATCTAACATATATTTTGAAGAAGCAGAAAATTATTTAACATGTGGCAAGAGCGTAATTAATTTAATTTCTACCGATCAAGGAGAGACATGGTTAGCAACAGTTGCTGCGAGAGGTTTTGATGTTTCTACAGGGACATGTACAATATCAAATACACTGGGATCATGTTGCTATCAGGGAGTAGATTTTTCAATTAAATGTTTAGATTATACATCTAAAGAAACATGTGATTCTTTAGCAGGAACATTTTCTCCTCTCAAATCATGCGATACTGCATGTGGTACTGTAGGAATTTGTTGTTCAAATGGAAAGTGTATCGAAAATTCAAATCCATCTGAATGTGAAGCATTTGGTGGTAGATTTTTTCTTGGTTTAACATGTGGGGCATATAATAATGATCCAAATAGCACAAATTTTGGAACAAGATTATGTCCAAATAATTGTGAACAAGATGGATTGGTATCATGTTGTAAAGATGGAGTATGTTTAGGTGAAGACTATACAAAATTATTATGCGAACATTTAGGTGGTGTTGCTTTTGATAAAACCTGTGTTGATGCAAAATGTTGTGAACAGAATATAGGAATCGGTCCTTGTTGTACAAGCACAGGTTGTAGAGAATTAACAAAAGCAGAGTGTGATGCTGTTGTTGGTATTTACATGGGTGAAGGATTCGCTTGTGAAGAAATAAATTGTGAATGTTTTGATATTAATGAAGAAGTTGGTGCATGTTGTGATGGTGGAACTTGTTCACAAAAATATCAAAGCCAATGTACTGGAAAATGGATAGGAGGATCATGTCAACCAAATTCATGTGATACTGAAACTATTGCCTGCTGTTATTGCAATAATGGTATGACTACATGTTTAGATACTACTCCTGTAATTTGTACTAATTTAAATGGACAAAATCAGGGTAATTCGTGTTCTAATGTTAATTGTTCTATCCAAAATTGTAATAATCCCCCCAGTGAATGTGATACTTCTGTCGAACCAATAATTTGTGATGATTTTTTAAATGAGGTATTACCTGCAAATACATATATAAAATTCAATACTCCATATAACGCAACACCAGGTTCAAGTTCTGCAAGCGGAACAGGAAAGAATCACACATCATCTCCCACAACGTATAGCAATCAAAGTATTTTATCACCAGGTATTAATAATTTTGCTATTATAGAAAATACTGATTCATCTGATTGGAAAAATGGTTCTGTCAATAAATATATTTTTAGAAGCCCAATTGCAGTAAAAGATTTTTATATTCCTAAAACTTCATATCATACTACAAATGGTAGTTCAATATCTATTAGCGATGATAATGCTAGATTTTGTATGACAATTGATGTAGATCCTGATCTTTTAAAATCTTTTAGAATTTATTTATTAAGAACTGGTTTTCCAAAGTTTTTTTCACATAATTATGCCGCTTTATTAAAATTTAAAGATTCATTGGACAATCAATATGAATTTTTAGATAATAGAGTTGTTAATTCTAATTTAAAAGAAAATAGAACACCTAATTATCAAGGAATACAAAATGGTAGAGATACTAATTTTGAAAATGGTGATATAATAATTAAAACGGCAGCAGGTAATAAAGTTTTTTTACCAGGAACATATAAACTCAGAAGAACATTGAATAATCCTTTGTATGGATTGGTAAGATTTAATTATCCTTCAATATTTAATAGTGGTAGTATTCCGTCTAGTGTTGAAACAAATGAAAATTATGATCTTCATTTAACTAAGTTTGGTTTACATATGATGGGAACAGAATATTTACCATCATATGGGTACACATTCGCCGCATTTGCTGATGCATCTACTAATCAAAACATATATGCAATGTATGATAATGGTAGTTTTGGTATAAAACTATATATGCCTATGCTTTACACAAATGAAACTACCAGACCAATATTATCAATTTCAGGAAAAAATGGTAGTGTATTTCAGGCATGTCATGCATATGATCAAACTCAAATATCTTCAGGTAATTGGACTCTTTATGATTATACAGATCCAAATGAACAAACAGGTATTATGAGAACTTCATTAAAGTATCAACCATCTAGTGATTTAAGAACATTATTAGATAATAAAAACCCACAGTGGTTGACCAGTTCATCATCCGTAGGATATTATAGTTATGATATTTTATATAATAATACTACTTTGACCTATAATGGTTTTCTTTGTGGTTATTATACTCCTGGATATAAAAAAATAAATATGCAAGTTTCTAGTGGTAGTATAACTTCAGAACAAGGTAATACGTTTGGAGGAATATATTCAAATATTTTTTATAAGCATTTAAGTAAAAAATCTTTAAATTTTGCAAATACTTTTAGATTTAATGGTTCTAATAATGAGAGTAATTTTTTAGATTTTAACGAAGAGATAGATGGAATACCAACTACTACATTAAATAATTCTATTGCATTTACAGGCCATCCATGGACTGTTGATTTAGAAAATCCAGGATATACGTTCGAAGATGATGGAATAGGAACTAATCCACCCAAAATATTAATAGCAAATATAAAGAAAACATATCCAGAAGCAATTATTTACGATAGTGGTGCTATAGAAGTTCAAAAAACTAAAATTACAGGCACTGATTATTATCACAAATATCTTGATGATGTTGTATTAGATGATTCATATGATGCTACTAAAAATTGTATTATTCCTAATTCAATAACTACAAAGTTTAAAAATTATCACTCAAAAGCATTATCTGATCCATATGATGGAAGACCCAATTCAACTACTATTGCTACTTACCCATACGCAAAAACATCGGCATCAAATGTATTAATTAATGGTAAGGTTGTATTTAACGTATGTGTAAATATACCAAATATATCCAAATATATTAAAACTATAGATCCAGGAGATAATCCAAGTAGTCCAGGCTTAGGGGATGGTGATCAGGATGATTTTAATGGGCGATTATTACATACAAATGATACTTTAAGATTAGTGGTGTTTACTGATGTATCAAATCATAATATTGATAATACTATGTCATCAGAAACAAAACCTGAAATAAATATCAGATTTAATATTCCTAATGGAGAATGTAGATTCCAATCAACATCATCTGATTGTACATTGTGTAATTTTATCCCTGATATTTCATGTTCAGGTGATGCAATAATATTTAAATATAAAAGTACATCAAAAAATTATAATTGTAATATTGACTGCCCTCAAGATGAAGGTGGCGATGGTGGTATTAATCAAACTGGTGGTCCAGGTGGCTCAAATACTGATCCATGTTGTGCATGTTGCCCTTCATCAACTGATGATAATTGTGTGGTCGGAAGATGTCAGACTAATAGAGAATTTTTAATTGAAGGCATAATATCTAAATTTGATGATATTGAGTGTGATAAATTTAGATTTTCATATGGAATATACGTAAAGGGATCTGGAGTATTGACTTCTGTTGCGGATGGGGGCTGTGGGGGTATTGCTCAAGCAAGACCCCGAGATTCAGAAAGATATTTATACCCAAATTTTCCAGATACTAGAGTTTTTGATATACAAAGAAAATGTGAATTTACTAATGGAGAATATTTAGATAATAGAGTTATTAAAAAAATATATCCCAAAGATTTTAAATTATCTCCCCCATATGATTTTCCTGCACTTTATGTTGATACACTTTGTAATTATTATGATACTTTTAATGTATTTAATAATACTTGGCCACCAAGTTGGAGATATTTATCTGATTACATAGAAGGATGCCTTGTACCTAATCCAGGTGAAACTATTCAATCATATCTAGATCCCGTTAAATTACTTCCTATAATTAATAAAATAATTGAAAAACATGGTCTTGAAGATAACAATGCAAATGTTTCAAATGTACTTGGAAGATTTTATGATTCAACAGATCAAAATTTTGTTATTAATACACCATTTGATTGTAATTCAAATTTTGTTGGAATATCTCCTATATTAAATAAAAAATTGTATATCGATGATATCACTTATATTTGTATACCAATGGATTCTCAAGTAGAAAACGTAAATAATTACGAGGATTGTGATGGAGGAGCTACATGAGCACCCAATTTAGATCAAGAATAAAATCAGTTGTAAATTATGGCACAGATCTAAAAGCAGTCGGTACGTGTTGTTTTACTGATGGAACAAGTCAATCACTTTCATTTTATGAGTGTTTTATAAAAAATGGAACATTTATTGCTGGAACTGATGCTGCATGTCCAAATCAAGGAGAGTTGAAAACATGTTATGCATGTTCATATTTAACAACATCACAAAAATTACAAGTTATTGAGAATCCAGAAATATTAGATGAAAATCCTACATGGGGAACAAAAACAGTAACAGAATGTGAATGTTTTAGAGTTGGTGGTAATTTATCAAAAATAGATCCTAATAATGTTACAAGAGATATTCGTATTCCAAAAGCATGTTGTTATCTTGAATACAATGCTAATGGATTTCCAATAGGTATTACGTGTGAAAATGTTTGTAGTGAAAAAGAATGCTCATTGAAAGGTATTACATTTGAAGATGGAACTCTTAAAAATACACCAGTTTATACATCAAATTCTTTGTGCTCTGAAGTTGAATGCGCTCAAAATAATATTCCATTGGCAAGATTTGCTGAAATTGTTGCAGGATCATCATCATACGCTACCTTTGATATTGGTGCGTGCTTCAATTTAATTAAAAATACAGATGGATACACATATGAGTGTAGCCTAGAAATGCTTCACAATTGTAATGGTTATTGGGTATCTCCTGATTTTGGAGTGAATAATACTATATTCTGTGATACTTTATATGCACCACAAGTTCCAATAGTTGAAACAGGAAGAATAATCGAACCAGAATCAATGAGTGAAGCATCTTTTGATTTATTGAATTTACAAGTTGGTGATGAATTTAGAGGTGGTATTTATATTGGTAAATTTATACCAATTTCATCGTCATCAAAGGTATATGCTTCTTTGAATTTAAGCGATGGTGTTGAGATGTATTCTG